AATGCTTCAATATTCTACGTTGCTAATACTAGTGATTCTGTTACAGTTGGTTCAGCTAACAGTACCATTACGTTTGCTAATACTATTAGCGTTACACAATGGGCAAATGCTAATAATTTCAACGCAACAAATAACGTAAACTCTAATACCGTAAACGCTACTACAGTAAATGTAACAGCCAATGTCAATACTGCTAACTTAATAGCAACCGCTAACGTAGATGCGGGCAACTTTAATACAGCTGGCAAAGCTAACATATCTACTCTATCAGTTACGGGTACCAGTAATCTAAATGCTATCTCTAATGTGATTATCACGGGCGGTAGTAACAATCAGGTTGTTCAAACATACGGTAATGGCACACTACACTGGGCTAATTTAACATGGGCAGGATTAACTGACAAAGTAAGTGCTAGTGGACCAACAGCAATATCACTAGGTAAAAACGCTGGCTCTGGTACTGATACGGTGGTTATTGGTCAAGATGCTGGTACTGGCGGTATCGGTTCGGAAGCTATTGCTATCGGTAAGAGTGCTGGCGTATCAGCGGGCTCTGGTAGTATTTCTATCGGCACTAATTCTAGAGCAATATCACCACAGTCAATTGAATTGAACGCTAGTGGCGCGGCCCTGAACGCGGCAAACTCAGGCTTTCACGTAGCGCCAGTACGAGTATTAGGAGCTACATCGGCCGCAGCTGGCCTAGGATTCACTGTACAGTTGTACTACAACCCAACTACTGGGGAAATTGCAGCCTTCACACCATAAACTAAATAAAATATTATGAGAATAACCCAATTTACTACACTAGAACAACGCCGCGCTGGCGGCCCAATGCTAACCGAAGCCCGACAATACAAGTTGTGGGAAAGTGCCGGTCGAAGATTAGTCGAGTACAAACTCACCGACCAACAAGTAGCACAAATCTTCCAACAAGTCGAACAGGGCATGACTCAAGCTGGCGGCAACAGAACAATGCTAGGTCAGGGCAAAGACGCTATCAGTGCGGTAAATCAAGCATGGGAACAACTCAAGGGCGAGATTCAAAACACCAGACCTATTAAGGGCGTTGATGCGCTATACGATCAGGCAGCAGAAAAGTTAAAGCAAGCTACCGGCGGCGACGAAGGCATGATGAAGTACGTTAAGAAGTATCGTGACTTCGCTAAGGCACACCCTATCGCACAAAGTTTCATCTATGCGGCCCTAGCGGCAGCAGTTGGTCTAACAACAGCAGGCTTAGGCGCACCAGCGGCGTTAGGCTTACTACGCATGACTGACAAGCTACTACAGGGCGAGAAGTTTTCTAGTGCCGCTTATGCTGGTGGTAAGACAGCCGCCCTATCACTGCTTTCTAAGTTCTTTAAGCACCCAGATCAACCACTACCACAAGATGCGCCGCCCGTCAAACTACCAGACGGCACTGAGTATGTTGTTCAGAAAGGCGATACCTTATCTCAAATCGCACAACGCAACGGCGTAAGTGTAAAAGATTTGATGGCAGCTAACGATGGTGCTTCAACTACAACAGACTTAACAACGCAAGGCTGGAACAACTCATACCATGATACATTCAGTAATCAAGACGCAATGGGCAACTTCACTGGCCCAACTGACCATGAGTATTTAACTACAACTAATCCACACATCACTAACCCTGATGTACTTAAAGTCGGTCAGAAAATCAACATACCTGGTAGTTTAGGTCCAACACAAACTTACGCTGATGGTGTAGGTACTGCGGCCGATACATGGGACAAAGTAAAAGACGGTACGTACACAGCAAGTGAAATCTCTCGTAATCAAGCCGCTAAGTGGGGCTTAGAGGGCGCCGGTAAATACAATCCACCTGGCGGTATTGGTGATGTAGCTAGTGGTGCCGCAGATGCTGCCGATACTGCTACTAACGCCGCAACAGACGCAGCCACTAATCTAACAGCTAAGGGAGCCGCGAGTGCTAGTGATGCTAGTGACGCAACTAACTACGCAGATAGTAAGACTAACCCATGGGATAGAGCAAATGCTAAAGTTGATGCTGATGTTGAAAAATTCAATGCCGATGCTCAAGCAAAGTATGATGCTGATGTTGCTCAAAATCAAGCCGATGTTGATACTATTAATGCTCAACGTTCAGCAGACTACTCAGATACTCTACGTAAAAACCCAGGCTCACCGGTAGCATACGATGACGATGGCAACATGATGCCTGGCTTCCAGAAGGACCCAGATAATCCTGGTTTCCTAAAACAAACAACAGGTTCATCAGGTACAGGCCCATATGATGATGGCGCATCACAACTAACACCTAAAGACCCTGGCTTCCAACAGACAGCAGACACTAATCAAGGTCGCTTAAAGATGAATCAATGGCGTCAGGATGTAGGCAGCCCGAACGCAACACCATCATCTTCTTCGCCATCAGCCGCCGATGCCGCATCAGCAATGAGTGATAATACACCAACACTATCTCTAAGTGATACTGGTAACGGCATCAAAGGTGAGTTAACTCTACCAGGCGGCGAAAAGGTACCAGCAACTGCTTACCCAAGTGACGGCATTCAACCACGTATGCCATTCGGCTCAGAGAAAGTAACCGTGGACATAAACGGCAATAAAGTTGACGCATGGATCTACAACGGTAAAGCATACATCAAAGATTTTGATACAAACAATTTATCAGCGCCAGCTCCAACACCAGCATCTACTGGTAGCCCATTCTTCGATAGAATGAACAGAGCAGCCGCCAACGGCGTGAAGTTGCGTGAGAGTCAAGTCAAAGCACTATTCGCTATCTCTACTCGTGCTATGCTAAGTGAAGGCATCTGGGACTCAATCAAGAGTGGCGCAGGTAAAGCAATGGATTGGGCGGCAACTAAGGGCCACAATCTAACAACAAAAGTCACAGCAGACAAACTAAACACAGCCTGGGAAAAGATTGGTAAGCCAACAGACGGTGCGGCAATCATTAAACTACTAGGTCAATTTGGCATACCACAACCGGTCATTGATGCAGCAATGAAGGCAGTTGGTGCTGGTAGCGAACAGCAACAACCACAACAACAACCACAACAACCACAACAACAACAACCACAACAACAACAACCTCAGGGACAAAAGGATGAATTGGGTCGCATAGAGCCAACGATGAATCCGCGCCAGCAACGGGCTCAACCACAGGCTCAAGCACAGGCTCAAGCACAGGCTCAAGCACAGGCTCAGACACAACCCCAAGGTCAGTCTGTTGATTTAGCACAATTAAAAGCTAAGCGTCAGACAGCACAACAAGCTCAACCACAGGCTTATGCTTCTCGTGGTATCGCTGGTATGGATGCCGCACCAGCAAAGGCATCAACACAACCAGAACAACCTGGCTTCCTACAGAGTAAAATCAAGAAGGGTGGTTACACATATCAGCCAGAAATGACAGAAGAAATGATTGCTCAAGACTTACACAGAGAGTGGTTAAAGATGGCCGGTCACAGACCTAAAGCTCGTGATATCTTAAAGCGTCCTAAAGATAGTAGCATTCAAAAGAAAGCTAGAGCATGAGAATCACAGAGCTATTAGAGTCGATGAAACGCAAGGGTCTACCTGGCGCCGGGCGTGGCATTAGTATTATGTCGCCCGAAGAATTTGTTTCACACGATGATCTCGAAGAAGCAACAAAATTACCGTCTCAGAATCGTGAGTTGTCTGGTGATGAGTTTCAAGACTACATGACAAGAATCAAAGGTTCACCAAAATTAGACAAACACGGTAAAGTAAAATTAAATAAAAAGGGCAAAGAAGAATATGTATCTGGTAAAACAAAAACAGATAAGTTCAAAATGCCCTACATTCACAGAAGTAGTGCTATTCAATATCAAAATGCTGATGGTAAAACATTCAGTGAAGAAAAGATTATCACCGCGCTCCAAAAACGTCCAGAAAAACTATTAAAGCAAAACGAAAAGATGAAACACTCTAATGGCGAATTAGAGCAGTTCTTCAACGTAGGTTTCGCCGCATTAACAGGTATCGCAGTAGATGAATCAACAGGCAAACTTATCATTGTTAATACTTGTCCAGGCGCAGGCAGTTGTAAAGTAGATTGCTTTGCTATGAAGGGCGGCAAAGTTCAATTCGAGGGCCCATGGTTAAGCGATGGTCGTATATTGACATTTTTATTAAATGACCCAGAGGGATTCTTTGCTAAACTAAGTGCTGAGATCACTAAAGAAGAAAAGTTAGGCGACAAGGGCAGCTATACAGTAACTATTCGCTGGCATGATGCTGGTGATTTCTTCTCGCCTGAGTACTTAGATATGGCGTTGAACATGGCACAAAAGCATCCAGGAGTAAAATTCTATGCTTATACAAAAATGTCTAATGCGGCACTAGCACAAAAACCGGGCAACTTCATCATCAACTGGTCGGAAGGCGCACACACTACGCAAGAGAAGCAAGTCAAAGCAGCCGACCCCAATCTAGAACAGACAAAGAACTCTCGTATCGTGCCTGAAAAGTTATTCTACGACTTACTAAAGAAGGATGCTAAGGGTAATCTAGACAAAGAGGGAGCAGATACTAATGGTAAAGGCGGTCGCTGGGTGATGAGTGATGCTCAGGCTACGCAAGAATTAAAACAACGTCTAGCACAAGCATACAATCTAAGTCCAAACTCTATCCTATCCTATGATGAGTACATATCAAGACCAAAAATTCATGGCATGAAATATAATGTTATCGTCGCTCCGGGCGAAGGCGATATTAGTGCGAACGACCCAGGCGTACTAAGTACATTACTATTGAGACACTAAAATGAGCAACGTATTATCAGATCAACTAAAAGTATTGCTAGCCACAACCAACGTACTAGCAATCAAAGCACAGAACTTCCACTGGAACGTAGAGGGCAGTAACTTCCCACAATATCACGCCTTCTTTGATATGTACTACAGTGGCGTTTATGAATCAGTAGATAAGATTGCTGAGTATATTCGCACACTAGAGTCATACACTCCAGGCAGTATGAAGCGTTACACCGAGCTATCAGTTATCGAAGAACAAACTAAGATTCCTCGTGCTCAACTAATGTTCGTAGAACTACTAGACAATAATCAACAAATGCTAGACTGCCTAAAAGTTTGCTTCTCTTGCGCTGTTGACCATGATGAACAAGGCATTGCTAACTTCATCGCTGAGCGTCAAGACTTCCATGGCAAAATGGGATGGCAGATTCGCTCCATTTTAAAGACAGAACGAGAATAAGAACACACTACCTTAGGACCTTATGATTACAAGTGTGGCCCGGCTGCTGGGCAAGGTATAGGAGTCGTGCCCGAACCCCTTGAAGTGAGCACTTATATTGTCCAAAAACTATTGACTTATTGCTAAGCTCATGTAGAATAGATACTATCTATTAACACAAGGAGTATACATGTCAAATGACGCAATGGATGTTCAAGGTAATTACCAAGAAGAAAACGTAACCTTCAATGGTGACCAGAAAATCAAACTAATCCAAATTATCAACGAAGGTGGTCAAGTACTACGTGAAGTTGATACACTCAACGAAGGCTTAAACGACACAATCAAAGCTGTCGCAGAAGAACTCAATATCAAGCCTAGTATCCTCAAAAAGGCTATCAAAATCGCACACAAAGCAGAATTCGGTCAGACTCAGCGTGACCACGACTTGCTCACAA